AAGGAACCGCGCCCGGTGATCGAGTTCGCCATGGCAATGATTGACCGCATCCAGGCGCTGGCCGATGGCGAGACGCAGCCGGGCATTCGCACCCGCCTGCCCGGCTTGGACCGGATGCTGGGCGGCGGCCTGAAGGTCGGAAAACAGGTTGTGATTGCGGCCCGCCCATCGGTCGGCAAGTCTGCGCTGGCGATGGAGTTCGCCTACGCCGTGGCGGAGCAGGGCCACTCTGCTGGGTTCTTGTCGCAGGAGATGGAGGGCTTCGAGCTGGTGGACCGCCTGAGCGCCCGCATGGGCTTGATCGAGATGGACAACCTGGCCACCGGCAAGCTGACCAACGGCGAGTGGACGGCCCTGACGGACGTGGTGGAGCGCCTGAACGGCCTGCAGCTCTACATCGACGACCAGGCCGGTTTGTCGCTGGGCGAGATCCAAGCCAAGGCCCGAAAGCTCAAGCGCGAGCACGGGATCATGCTGCTGGTGCTGGACTACCTGCAGCTCTGCACCCCCAGCGACAGCAAGGCCAGCCGGCACCACCAGATCGAAGAAATCAGCCGCGGGCTGAAGGTGATGGCCAAGCAATTGGGCATGACCACCGTGATCTTGTCGCAGCTCAACCGCGAAGTTGAAAAGCGCGTTGGGGGCCGCCCGACGCTTGCTGACCTGAAGGAATCCGGGGCCATCGAGGAAGACGCTGACGTGGTGATTTTGCTGAGTGTGGACGGCACCCGCGACAACGGCGATGTGATCGTGCACGCCGAGGTGGCAAAGAACCGGGGCGGGAAAAAGGGCTTCGTGAAGCTGGCTTTTTCAGGCCGGCACCAGCGGTTTGTTGAAACGGTCGCGGACGCCCGCGAGTTCAAGGGCGGCAACGCAAAGCCGCGCCGCTCTTATTCCGAGGAAGTGTGACATGAAGCCCAATTTCAATGCCATCAAAACGCATTACGAACTGTGGGGCGCCGACATCCTGTCCGCTGAAAAGCGCCAATTTGGTATTGATCCTTATGCGTGGTCGGGCATCGTCAGTCTGTCGCCAATTGAGGATCGCTTATGGCAGGACATACGTGACATTGGAATGGTCCTTTACCCGCAATACCCGGTAGGCAGATTCTTCGTGGACTTCGGAAACCCAAAAGCCAAGGTCGCAATCGAGTGCGACGGCAAAGAATTTCACGAGGACAAGCAGGCTGACCAGCAGCGCCAGGACGAGATTGAGGCGCTGGGTTGGACGGTGTACCGATTCACTGGAAAGCAGTGTCACGAGCTACAGCCGGAGGCTTCCGAAGAGTTTACCGGGCAGGCATATCGCTGCCTGCAGGCAATCGGCTACATGCATGGAATATCGCCGCGCAGTCAGTCCTATGACGAATGTGCCCCCGCCTTTCACAGCGCAATGAGGCTTCGCTATGTCCGCTGACCTACTAACCCCAACCATCAACGTGCAGGCGGAGCGCGCCAAGCTGCGCCGTCTTCGCAACGAGATCAATGATCAAGTCCAGCAACGCCTTGCGTATGAGCGAAAGTACAGTGCGCGCGGTTATCTGCGTGTCGTCTACGTGAACGATGACGTGTCCCCTCCGGCTCCTCTGGGCCTGGATGTGCCTTTTATCGCCCGCAAATAACCGTAAACGGATGATTATATGCCCGGACTGCACAGCAACACGAGAAGCGCCCATGAGGCCGCTGCACTGCCCGACCTGCATTTGGTGCGGGGCGCGGTTGATCCATCGCATCCTGGCGCTCAAGGGCGTGCGACCCGCCGCGGAGCTTTCGCACCGGGCTTCTACAGCTCTCGCGACCTGGGTGGCGCATGGGCACGACGAGCAGCAGCTGCGAACGCTATGCGCATCTGGATCTTTGATCCAGCCCCTGATGAACGAGCGCAAGCCGTCGGACGCCATGCCTGCGAAGACCGCAAAGAAGCGGTGAGCACCCAATCAACCATCTGGCCACAAGGCATTCTGTGAAAACCATCGTAGGCATTGACCCCGGCGTCAACACCGGCCTGGCCATCATCCAAGACGGCAAGCTGTTCCAGTTGCAGACCGTCTACCCGCTGGACATCCCGACGATGCTGGCGCAGTGGTCGCCAGACCGCGTGATCTTCGAGGACTCGCGGCTGACAACACACCTCTTCACCACCAACGCCCGCGCAGCCGTGGCCAAGAGCATGGCCCGCAAGGTGGGGCAGGTCGACATGGTGTGCAGCTTCATCGTGATTGCCTGCGAGCGCTTGGGAATCCCTGCGCACGGCGTCAGCCCGAAAGGCAAGGGCAAGAAGCTCAACGCCGAGCAGTTCAAGGCCGCGACCGGCTGGGATGGCGCGTCCAACGAGCACCAGCGTGACGCCTGCATGGTGGCTTGGCCGTACCGGGGCGCGAAATGACCCAGCTGCTTGCCCTCGTTCAGGAGTCGCTGTACCTGCCAGAGAGCTCGTCTGTTCCTCACTGGAAAGTGCGCCCTCTCTCTCACTTCTCAGGCAGTGACATGCACTGCAAGGCCTTCAACACGAAAAACGCCGGCAAGCCAGCGGGACACGTCCGAAAAGAAGATGGCAGACGGCGAATCTTTATCACCTGCAACGGCGAACGGTTCTCCATGTATGGGTATCACGTTGTTTGGGCGCTCACAAAGAACGAATGGCCGCAGCACGACATCGACCACAAGGACGTGAACCCGTCAAACGACTCGCCCACAAACCTGCGTCTCGCAAGCCCCACTCAAAACTTGGGGAACATCAAGCTGCCTGCCCACAACACGTCCGGCTCAAAGGGCGTGGGGTGGCGCAAAGACCGTGCGTGCTGGCGGGCGACCATAAAGATCAAGGGGAAAAACAAGCACCTTGGATCGTTTGCCGAGAAGACCGATGCAGAAGCCGCCTACATGGATCAGCTGCACGAGCTGGTGGACCTGAAGATGCGCAACGAGCAGGCCCAGCGCCTGCTGTCTGGGCAGGACGCGTGATGCTCAAACGCTCTGCTTTCGCCCGCCAGCGCCCTGAGCGCGTGCGCACCTACCNGAGCCCGATACCCGAGNNCCNGCGCCGCNGCGCCCGCATGGATGCCGACATCGGAATCGCGGTATCGGCCATCCCGAAGGATNCCGCTGTGCGCAGCGAGGCCTACCGGCGCCTTGTTGCTTTGATGGACTGCATCCATTGCGGCAAGGCCAGCCGCAGCCAGCACGCTCACGAAAACGAGCACAAGGGCAAGGGCTTGAAGCTGGACGACCGCCGCGCCATGCCACTTTGCTGCGACGAGCCTGGCGCCGAGGGTTGTCACACCCGCTTCGATCAATACCGTCTGCTGCCTGGTGGGCGCGATGCGCACGTGGAGCAGGGCCGCGTGTGGTCGGCTCAGACGCGCGCAGCAATCAGCTTGGGTGGACTGTGGCCGCCAAACCTTCCGACATTCAGCGAACGATCAAACCACGAGGAGCAAAACCCATGAACTGCAAATCCGAAGACGCTGGCCCAGCCCAACCCGTGATCCCGCCTGCGGTCTTTTTCACTCGCAGCATCAGCCCGGCCGAGTTTGCGCAGCTGTACCGGTCTAAGAGCGCCGACTTTCCGCCTCTGCCCCTGTCCATCGAAATGGAAGTGGAGAAGATGGCCCGCGGGTTCATGCAAAAGGTGTTCGAGCATGAGGTTTTCGCCGCCTTCAAAACCGGTGCAGCTGGTCCCTCAACCCTGTGGACCGTGCAGGAAGAGCCGAGCACGCGCCGGCTGACCGTCATCGCCAAGACCATCAAGGACNTCTACAAATGAACTGCAAACCCGGCGACCTGGCCCGCCTCGTCGGCCTTCCCGACATGCTGCGCGATGCCCGCGACCGCATCGTCACGCTGAAAAACGAGCCGCCCGTGCTGATTGACGGTGAGATTGGTTGGGCCTTGGAGCAGCCGGTGCGCTTCACTATGCGCGGGACTGCTTCGCGCAAAGGGGTGCTGTTCCTGGACGGTGATCGGGTTTATTTTGACGTGATGCAGGACAAATACCTGCGCCCGATCCGCGACCCGGGTGATGACGCTGTGGACGAGATGGTGCGACTGGTTGGTTTGCCCGTGGGCATGCCTGAAGGGGTTCCTGCTTGACTGCAAAGAAGCCTCTCCGTAAGAAGCACGTGCCGGCCAAGCGCGTGCCTGGCGCGCCCAACCCGAAGATGCTCGCCTTCGTCAACGAGTACCTGGTGGACCTGAACGCCACTCAGGCGGCCATTCGAGCCGGCTACAGCGCCAAGAGCGCTGGCGCCCAGGCCTTCAAACTGCTTCAAAAAGCAGAAATCCAGGCCGCTATCGATATGCGCCGCCGCGAAGTCGCCCAAACGACCAACGTGACACCCGAGCGCGTGATCGCCGAACTNGGCCGCATCGCNTTTGCNGACCCGCGCGAGCTGGTGGAGATCAAGGTGGGGTGCTGCCGCCACTGTCACGGCGAGGGCTTNAAGTACCAGCGCAGCGTGGGCGAGATGAATGNCGACATGGCCAGCTGGACCGCNAAGGGCAACAGCATGGCCGACTTCGACAACCTGGGCGGGATCGGATTTAACCCATTGACGCCTCCACACGCTGAGTGCACGGCCTGCGGTGGTGATGGCGAGGCCCGCACGGTGCTCAAGGACACCAGCCGCCTTTCCCCTTCTGCGCTGGCGCTCTACGCCGGAGCCAAGGCGACGAAGTACGGCATTGAGGTGGCGATGCACAGCAAAGACGCTGCGCTGGAGAAGCTGGCGAAGCACTACGGCATTTACGAGCGCGACAACAACCAGAAAACCGGCGGCATTGCTGCCTTGCTGGCTGGGCTGAGCGGCAACGTGATTGGGCCGGTGCGTGAGGAAGACCCTGAAACCCCTGTAAATGGAGATGACGATGACGAAGACGAACCCTGAAAACGCACCTGGCCATCCTGCGCCTGTGACGATTGAGCAGGTCGAGAACGGCTACCTGCTGACGTTCAGCTTTGACACCGAGGCCCGCTATCCGAGACGCGAAATGTCGAACTATGCCGTGCAAAAACCGCACGTTTTTCCCAGCAAGGCCGCGCTGTTAGAGCACCTGGCGCAGCACTTCACGCACGCGTGCACCCAGGTGGCCGTAGATCCCGTCGTTGCCGTTTCGAGTGGTGGCCTATGAACGTCGTGATCTACGAGCCAAATTTAAACCCGCTGACCATCATTGATCTGCCGGAAGGTGCGCTGAAGGTCGGTTTGCATATCGGGGTTGTTGAGGTGCAAGCCTACGAAGGCTTGACCGGCCTGAGCGTGATGGATGTGGACCGACCGCAGGTGTTTAATACGTTCCGGCTGGAGTTCAAGCGCTTGTGTATCGCTGAGGCAGAGGGCTACTGCATCATCGCCCGTGACAAGGCGCTCAAGACCTGGCTCATGCCACCCTACGGCCAGGCTCGTACGCCCAGCGAGTTCCTGCGCAACCGCGACGAGCTCGCCAGTGTGCTGCGCCAGGTGCTGGCCCGCGGCGTGGGAGGGCACTGACATGGCCGTCGCAATAGGGCGCTCGACCACAAACTTTGGCGGCCGGTACATCCCGCGGCCTCCGCTGCCCAAGCCCCGCCTGAGCTTGAAACACCAAGTCTGGAGTTGCGTGAGCGTTGATACGAGCCGCGGGCTGCTGGGCTTCTACGCTGGCTACGGCTACACCCAGCGCGAGGCTTATGAGGACTGGCGCCGGCGCATCACCATGGGCAAACCACGTGACTGACCGAAAAGGCTGGGTCTACCTGATCCGATGTATTCCAAACGGCAAGGTCTATGCCGGCTCTTCGGTGACGCCTGCGCGCCGCTTCTACCTGCACCGCCGCGACCTGGCCATGGGCAAGCATCACAGCCCGCCGCTGCAGGCCTCCTGGGATAAGTATGGGGTCGACGCCTTCACTTTTGAGATTGTGGAAGAGGCCGCTGGCTTGAAGGCTTTGCTTGCTGCCGAGCAGGCCTGGATTGACAAGTTCATTGGCAATTCGATGAACTGCGCCCGTGTGGCCGGCTCGCCGCTGGGAGTGCTGCGCACGCCCGAGCAGAAGAAGCGCATGCGCGAAATTAAACGCATTTTCTACCTCACGCCAGAAGGTCAGGCCAGTTTGAAGGCCGCAAACCTCAAAAAAACGGGGCGGGTGCAGAGCCCAGAAGAGCGAGCGATGCGTTCAGCTGCACTGAAAGGCAAGTCGGCGGGACCAGCATGGACCGATGAGCGCCGTGCCAAGCACTCAATCGCGTTGACCGGACGCAAGATGCCGCCGGTGTCAGACATCACTCGCCAGCGAATTTCGGCGGCAAAAAAAGGCCGCCCATCGGGCACCAAGGGCAGCACCGCTCGCGCGGAATCGGTACAAAAATGGGTCGCTGTAGAGCTTCCGCACTGGCTGGCCTTGAAGTCTGAGGGCAAGAGCTACCGAGAAATCGAAAGAATTACAGGTCGATCACGCAACGTGGTGGCCCGTGAATGCACAAGGGCTGCGCAATGACCGATGAGGAATTGGCTGAAATTGAACGAGTCCGGCCTTTGCTGGATGACCCGATGTACCGCCTATCAAATTTGTACTCCATAGTCACAAAAGGCGATGACGGTGACGACGAGGGCCTGGTGGTCACCTTCAAGCCCAACCGGGCCCAGCGCCGCCTGTTGGCCCGGCTGCACACGCGCAATATTATTTTGAAAGCCCGGCAATTGGGTTTTTGCGTCGCGCCTGAAACGCGCGTGCTGACCGCCGATCTACGCTGGGTGCCTATTGCCGACCTTCAAGAGGGCGACGAGGTGGTATCCGTTGACGAGCACCCGCCGGGTGGTCGCGGCAAGGCTCGCCGGATGCGCACGGCAACCGTCCAGGCTGCTGCTCGTGTGCACCGCATGGCCTATCGAATCACGTTTGACGACGGGCGCCAGGTGGTTTGCACCGACCGGCATCCCTGGTTGTCCAAGAAAGCTGGCGATGCTGCTGAGTGGCGCAGCTTGAGCGGCCAGGGCAACGAGGTGGTGGGCCGCTTGAAGGTGGGCACAAAGGTTCGATGGGTTGCAAAACCGTGGGGCGAATCGACCGTCGAGGATGGCTGGATGGGCGGAATGCTCGACGGCGAGGGCAGCATGGCCAAGTCGAACAGTTCGGCTGGCGTGAACGTGTCGCAGCGGCCAGGCCCGGTATGGGATCGTCTGGTTCAGTACGCCGCCGACCGTGGTTACAGCGCCAAAATTGAATCCGATGAGCCCGAGCGTCCAGGCAAGCACGGCACCACCCCTGTGCCGAAGCTGGCATTCGGCCGCCTGGATGAGCTTTTCCGATTGATCGGGCAGACCCGGCCCACGCGCTTCATCGGCCGCCGGTTTTGGGAGGATCGAGAGCTCCCAGGCAAGCGAAATGGCGACGTGGGGTGGGCGACCATCACTGCGATTGAGCCCGCGGGCGAGCAGACCATGATTGACCTGCAGACCTCGACCGGCACGTACATCGCCGAAGGGTTTGTGTCGCACAACACGACGCTCATCTGCATCCTGTGGCTTGACACGGCGCTGTTCAGCAAAGAGCCCATCCGCTGCGGTATCGTGGCCCAGGACCGGGAGGCCGCCGAGGCGCTGTTTCGCGGCAAGGTGAAGTTTGCTTACGACAAGCTGCCCGACTGGCTGCGCGCCGAGATGCCGCTGAGCAAGTCCACGTCGACCGAGCTGGAGTTCGCACACAACAAGTCCAGCATCCGGGTGGCCACGTCGATGCGCTCGGGCACGATCCACCGGCTGCTGGTGTCGGAGTTCGGCAAGATCAGT